ATGACTATTATTCAAAAACTATTCCAAAATCACACCATCAGATTCATCGAGCAAGATGGTGAGATGTTAGTGAGTGCTAACGATGTTATTAGAGCTTTAGGTTATCCCGAAGGTAGTCTCAGTAGAGCTTGGACTGAACTTAAACAGAACAATGAAAAGCTTCTGGGAACTATTCGATCTATTCGAGTACTTGCTAAAGACGACAAAATGAGAAATGCAGCCTTCTTAGATAGCAAGCAACTTATAGTTGTATTAATGAAATCTAACAAGCCAGCTGCTATTCCTTTTCAGATCTGGGCAATAGATGTTCTACACAAGGAACTGTCAAAACAAATCGAGCAGACGAATGAACAGGCTCCTACCTATATAACCGAAGAAGCCATCCAAAATCAACTCAACTTCCTCTCTGGATTCTTTGAGAACAAACTAGTATTTGAACGTGCTGAGCTTGATCCATTCGCTGGAACTAGAAAAGATGGTCAATCGAAGATCCGTAGATACGATATTACTGAGAAGCTACCCAAGCTCTTCCGCATATACGAACTAAAGAAAGGCCCCATCACTGAGTCTGAGATCAGCTCCACTCTTAACTCAAAGGCTTACGCTGAGATTGCTGCTACCCACTATCCCTCTCGCGTATTAGAAATCATCTTCGTTGGTACTTCTCTCGATGATTCAGGCAGAAGATGTTTAGAGAGAAGTGGAGCCCAAGACAGATACCAACAGTTCACAGTAGAAGGAATTACTTACAGAGCTAAAGTAAGATTCATCTCTGTCCAAGACTTAGCAGAGAAATGGTTGAAGAAAGCTTACTTAGTTAGACCAGCTAGCGATCGCTGGTTTATTACAGCCAGTGTGCTGTCTAAGTTAGATATCCTAATCGATAGCCATACTAAAGCTCTGTACGAAGGTCAGTATCCAACCTTTAAGATGCTATCAGGTTCAAATGTGGTTCCCCTTACTAAGTCAATTAAAAAGAAAGCTGCATAAGCGATCGCATAATCAATAAAAAAGACTCAGCTAGTTAAAAAATTAGCTGAGTCTTTTAGTTTTTAAGCAGTCCAGATCAAAGTATCCTCATCGTCATCTTCAAAAGTCCAAGGAGCAGCGTCAGAGAGCCACTCACCAAACCTCATCTTCTCACCTTTACCCCATCTACTAGTGTCTGCAATTACCTCGATAACCTGATTTAGATTGATAAAGTCTTCAGTAGTGCCGTCAGTATATACATACTGACATTCTATTTTTCCTAGTTCATCTTTCAACTTGTTATAGGTTCTCTTCCACGCAGAATGGACATCCTTATAATCGAGTAGATGCATTAGGTCTAAAGCATTACAATATTCACTCTCTTCGCTTAGGAAGAAATGAATGGACTTCCAAACACCAGGAGATACTTGGTAATGTTCTAGATAGTCCCCCGCCAGGTAGAAAGTTGTTGGTTTCATAGATATTTAGATGATAAAAAAGAGGGCCGATATAACCCTCTGTGAACTTCTTATAATTGTTTAAGCTGCAGCTTGTTCTTGTTCTTTAGCCCTTGCTGCTCTTTCTTTGTGAGGCACTTGAAGCAGCACTAACTTTCCATCTCTGTATTCGTACTTCCAGCAGTCCATAAAGAATAGAAGGTAGACTTTCTTCTGCTTATAGCTTTGGTCCCATTGACTTTTCTTACAAGGTCTATTGTCTAGTTCAGCAAGGGGATTAAGTTCCCCATTCTCAAACATTTTATAGAGGTAGATTGCCCCGTCACTAAACTTCTGAACAACGAATAAAGGAGCATCTAACTTCTTACACTTATCTTTAACGGCATCGATTAACATTGAGTGGAAGAATTTGCTAGATGAAGATCTAACTTTAGATTCAATATAGAGTTTTACATTACCTTCTTGATCTACTACTTTAGCGTCCCAAGGGCTGTATTTATCTGTAGGAAAGATGACTTGGCAATTAGGATTTACTTTGGCTACTAAGTCTTTTATAAGCTTATCGTTCTCATTATCTGTTTTGAATCCACAGTGGTGAATTACATTAGAAGGTGCTGGCTTATCTTCTTTAACTTTTTCCCTTTCAGGGCAGTAATGCTCTAGTAGTTCCTCAAAGGTTTTAGCTCTGAAGATAAAAGGAATTACGTTGGAATCAATTTGTTTAACGGACATAGTTTTAATACTTTTTAATTAACTATGCCTGTAGTAAAGCAGGAGCAATATATGTAATAGTGGGCGTTAATTAACGATCATTTTTATTAGGTCCGGGGATACCTTTAGGTGTATAAACATCACCAGCAGATACTCTCCCAACTACCCCAAGAGTGGCCACTACAAGCACTTGAGCTATCTCTAATCCTTCTACTAAATCTACCTCTCCATCTTTTAGTGCTTCTTGAATAGAAGGGATAGTAGCTTGCATAAGCAGCAGAATAATGCTCCAGAAAGTGGAGCTAAGGAAGATAGATTTACGCATAACTACTTATTACAATTAACGATTGTTTGCTTTACGTCTTTAATTTCAGCTTCGATTCGGTTTAGCTTCTCTATAACTAGAACTGAGTGCAAACTAGTATCTGTATAGTGCTTGTCTGCTTTGTCAGTCATCTCATCTACTGTTTCATTAGTAGATTTGATTTGATCGCCAGCATCTTCTAGGAAGTTCACTTGAGCTTCTACATACTTAGTCAATAGAGGAGTTATGTTCCTGGTTAATCTTTGGAATAGTAACGCTAGACCAATTCCTGTAACTATTAGAGTAATGAGTACTGCTAGGGGGGAAGTAATAACAGAATCACGAGCGACTACATAGATGTCTCTCTGGGCATTGGTAGAGATGCTTTGTATTGGAATGGGAGCTTCTTGCGACCTCTGCACAGCAGCAGGATGGGTATTTTGAGGGGGAGTTGATTGAGGAGAGGGTTGGGTCATAGGAAATAGAAAAGGCTCCCGTGTAGAGAGCCTGAAAAGAGAGCCTTTTAAGTTTTAACTAGCCAATGGAGTGCGATGAAGGGCATCATATTGTTATGTGCTCCTCCACCCCCATTAGCTATTACACTGATGTTTGCATTAGCAGAATCTATAGTTACACCTGATCTAGAACCAGCTACCCTTACATTAGCTGTAGCAGCTTCAAGGGTAATACCTGTCTTAGAGATATCTGTAAGACGGGTACCATTGGGTTCTCTAGATACAGGTACGTCATCGCTGTTATCTATTTCAGACCCTAAGAATCTGTCGATATAAGCGTGTCTATGTCCTGGATCATTCAAAGGGTGAGTATGGGGAGTCTCACTTACAGTATGGTTATGAACAGGATCGTTAACTCTATGGGTATGGGATGTTTGGTTAATACCGTGAGAGTGCGAAGGAATCTGACTCAAGTTGAGAGTAACCACATCCTCTCCTCCTGTAGCTCCTAAAGGGTAGTTATTAATGACACCAGGAGCCTGTCCTGCACCAATAACTGTTCTAGCTCTAAGATCGGGTAAAACAAAGTTATCTCCACTTCCACCAAATTGATAGCCAATGATATTGAATAGAGCTGGGTAAGTCGTTTTACTTACTGTAGATCCATCACATCTCAACCAACCTGCTTCAGTTGTACTTCTAAGACTAGGTTTGAAGTCTCCTGTCTGGAATGAAGAAGCTTGAGGAGGTAGATAAACAGGCTTAATCTCCTCTACCCTTTGATGTCTCAAGTCATCTAACTGAGTGATTACCCCACTACTAGCTGCAGCAAATCCTAAAGGAATGCATTCAGCAGGTAGAACGGTTGAGACTGAAACTTCAGCATTATTACCAACTTGAGTTACAAAAACAAACTGAGAAGTGCCATCGGGGATATTAACACTACCAGCGTTAAGAGCTACTACGCTACCATTCCTTAGTCTTACAGGTGCTCCTGTGTAGTTAAGAGTAGTTCCAGTTCCAGTAGATAATTGGATGCGATCGTAGAAGCCATAGAAGTTAGCTTTAATCTGGTCAGCCCCATCATCCAGCCAATCATCTATGACTTTCGCACCGTGACCAAATTCATCTGATCCATCTAAGATAGGATTTCCACTAGCGTTTGCTAGATTAGGGTCCCAGATGTTTCCATTTACTAATGTTGGACGTGCCATATTATTATATTTTTTCTATTAAACGTCTTTATAGGTGAGTGCTACAGAGCCAGTAAAAATACCAGTTCCAACTCCAGGAGTAATCCTTACAAACAGGGACATAGTTGAGGCTGACCTTACAATGTCGTAGGTCTGGGTTCTCTTGAGTTTGCCTCCAGCAGTTGATTGGCTACTACCAGCAGGAGTTAAGACTTCTTCGTTACCTAAGCTGTTAGTGATGCCTGCTGAGAATGTCCAATTTGAATAGCCAGCTACTCCAAAGATATGCAAGCTCTTAATCTGAACTTGTTTGTTGAAGTGCAGTGGAATGTATACAGTCTTCTGAGTTGTTTCTGCGCTAGCTACTAGTGTTAATAGATAATCAGATTTAACTTTAGTCAGTAGATCAGGGTCATCTGTAATGGCTTTAGCTACTCTGATCGCTCCAGTGTCTAGAGTGTCGTAGGTGATGCCTGTAGGTACTAGAGAATTAAACTGTACTGTTCCTACATTAGGTACTACAGCATCAAACTCTAGGAAAGGTTCAGTCTCTAGAGTAGCTGCAGCTGAATATATAAATACTCTAAAGTGATAGGTAACAGCATTAGTCTCTGATTCCTGTAAAGTAAAGTTGATTACCCCACCTGTAGCCTCAAAGGTTAATTCTTTAGTTGCGAATATAGTGTCTGGAGTAGTAGAATCATCTAGCATTCTCTCAGCTAGCTTTACATAAATTCGAGCACCAAGAGATAGCCCTGAAGCATCCTTCAGGGTTCCAACAATATTAGTCATAGTTGATTAAAGAGCTCTTATATAGAAGTTGATTGCTAGGTAAGGTTGCATATTGTTATGAGCCTGGCCACCACCTGTATTAGTGGTTGTAACGGTGTGGTTATGAGCCCCAGCTTCATCGTTTGCAATAGTACTGCTACCGTTAAGGGTTCCGTTATTGAAGTCACCTCTAGAGCTACCCGTTCCTAAAGTGTTTGAAGTTCTATAGTTATAGGTGTGAGAGTGAACTCCAGCTGTGTTAGTAGATCCTGTGTGACTGTGAGCAGGCATCTCAGCAGTAGTCAAAGTATGAGTCTCAGAACCACCAGTGGCTCCTAACCCATAAGATCCACCACCACCAATAGGAACTCTTCCCACTAGGTTAGGTAGTCCAAAGGTGTTGATACCGTCCCCTGCTCCGTAGATAGTTCCTATAATTGCAAATAGCGCTGAGTAAGTAGTACGACTAACTTCAGAGCCATTGCAGAGTAAGTAATTACTAGCGGTGAATTCTCCTGCATAGGATCTAATAGAGCCAATAGGGAACACAGCATCAACTACCGCATTAACGAAGGTAGAGATAACACCAGGCACACTAGCTAAAGCAGTTAGAGCTGTAATGTCATTATTAGATCCACTAACAGCGGCACCTAAGTTTGTTCTAGCAGCGGCTGCAGTAGTAGCATTAGTACCACCTCTGTTTACTGGAATGATTTCTGTAGAGACTAAATCAATTAGATCGTCTACTTCATTCTTCAGATAAACTACTGGATCATCGTCAGTAGAGTTAGTTTTTACTGTACCAGTAGCAGTAGCAGTAGCTGGGTTTAGACCTAATGCGCTTAATTCATCCTGAACCCAACCTGTAGAAGGAACTCTATTGGAATCATCTCCAGCAGCAGGAGCAACAACTGTAGTATTTCCTATTAGCTGAGAGTTGTTTGCAAAGCTAGTTCTTAGGGTTTCGATTGATATTTTTCTAGATTGATCATCTATTGATGCTGGAAGTACAGCTGCATTTGGAGCAGTAATAAGAGGCTCCAGCTCTGATATTTTTACTAATTCGATGTCCATTTTATAAATTATTGAATAGCTTTTAAATCTTCTGTAGCTAGGGCCTGACCTGTTTCTGTACCTATCACCTTGGTTACAAGGAATCTTTCTTCTTCAAATAGGATTCGACTATCACACCAGATAGGTCCAAACAAACTGTTAATTTTCTCAGTTAGAACTTCTTGAGGTTGATTCTTGTAATAGTCAGGAAGATAGATTGTGTAGTCCCAAGGGATAAGTCCTATCTCATCTCCTATCTCTGAAATACCAATCCTAAAGCTGCCAGTAACCTCAATCTGGTGTTCTACCTCTAGCGCGGTAAGTATGAAGTCAAGGACTCTCTCAGATCCTTTATCAGGCCATATCAAGGTGTATGAACTAGCTAGTAACTGCCTCTTTGAATCAACAGGCCAATCCTTATCCCATACTTCATCTGTCCATCCAAGTATTGGAGCAAGGAAGTCTAGATACTCTACGTCACAGGCTAAGGGATTGAGTTGTCTAGGTAAGTCATCGTACTTAGCCTTTACATCTACTAGTAGTTGGTCCCAGAATGCAGTTAACCAATCAGCTATAGGATTGTCTTGATAAGCTTGAGGCAACCTACTAAAAATGGGTCGTTGATCAACGACCCAAGCAACATAAGGAGTTGTCATTGTTATTTCTCCTACGGTACTGGATTAAAGTTGCTGGGCTCAGCTTCACCCCTTACCAGCTCAAAGGTTAGTCCCGTATCTGTAACTAGATTCATCAAGAGACTATAAGCAACTGGAACAGTCCATTGATTGGGCATAGGAATATCAAGCAACTCATCATTGAGTCTCACTTGATTAATGTAGTCCACTCCTCCAGTTAGTCTGAGATTGTAGATGACTTCACTGCGGATCACAGAGGAGCCAACAGGAAACTTAGCTGGTGATAGATAGTCTTGGAATGCTGCCCATAGTTCATCGGCTACTACGTCTGGGTCTTCACCAGGATTGAGTTTAGCTGTTACCTCCCCACTAATCTCCTTAAGCTCCATAGGGCTAACATAGAGAGCTGTACCAAGCATTAGCCTCTGAGATATCTCTGAAGATACCTGAGTTAGCTGAGCTGTATTAGCAGGCTGTCCATTGGAATTGAGTAGGAATAGATGGATAGCACCAGGCTCTTTAGTTACTCTGTTAGCAGCTAGTAGTCCAATAGCCTTTGCAACAGAACCTTCTCCTAGTATTGCTTTAGCTCTTTTCTCGAAATCAGCTGCTGATACTGGATTACGTAAGCTAAGTCGTTCAATTGCTCGTGCGATGAAAGCTTCTTCTGATTCAGCGGTCAAACCTCCTTCGGCAGGAGATGGATTGATGACACTGGCTAGGAAGTTGAGAGGCTGGGTAAATTCCTTGATCGTAAAACGAGGTACGTTGTATTCAGGGCCTTCTTCTGCAGCTACCACATCTACTGTGATAGAAGCCGTTCTAGGAGGTATCTGGATGATTGATTCAGTGAAGAAGCTATAGGTTTTAGTTCTTACTGTAGCCTTGACTTCAAAGTTAGCTGGAATGGTAAAGGGTTGTTCTCTAATAGCGGTAAGGGAGAATGTTACTGAGGCTCTAGACTTCTTACCTAAGCTTCTAGTCTCTCCTGTGTTCTTTAGGAATTCAACTACCAGTGCTTGTAAATTTTTATTCGCGTAATAGAGGAATTCAGCACCAGACCAGGCCTGACCTTGAATTAAAGCTCCAGGGATACTACCATCCGAGAAGTCATTTAGTTTACCTTCACTCTTGTTGAAGACTACGATCTCAGCATCTCTAGCTAGTTGGGTCTCCGATCTTGGATCTAATACTGGAGTGGTTAGTGATAATGTTAAATCTTCGTCCATATAATTATTTATTGGTTGAATACAACCGTGATAGGCTGTTGAGCGATTGAGTTGTATTGCCAGTAGATATCTATCTGCAACTCACCTAAATCAGTTAGAGAACCTTCTACCCTGAAGCTAGCTTGAGGAATGTATTGGGTTAACCTACGATTAATATCAGCAGCTAGACTATTAACTTCTTGAGCAGAGGAGAAGAGAAAGTCAGGAGTACCATAATCCTTTCTCATTACTCGTTCTAAGGGCTCTGTTTCTAAGAATTGAATGATATGTCCTGCTATCAATTCTTCATCTGAAGCTATTACTAAGCCACCCCTTTCGTCTATTTCAAGGGGATACTTTATACCTGTTATATCTGCCATTTAATTACCAGCCTCTAGTTGTATTAGTGTCACCTCTAGTATCTACAGAGCCGATCGTAAGGATTTGCTTCCCATTGATGCTCACGCTAGAAGCATTATTGAAGGCTACTGTAGGAGCATCTATCGCTAACTCAGAAGCTTTAATAGTTATCCTTCCTGCTACGTCTATAAATATTTCTACACCTGAATCACAGGTGACTTTAGCAGTTTCTCCAAAGTGAACTGTTAGATTCTTTGGAACTCTAAGGGATAAATCTTCAATAGGATTTAGTTTGTTGTGGGGAGGATTTGTATCATTGTTGAGAGATAGATACCAACCCTTTAGTTCATCTCCTCCTATAAACAAACAAAGTACTGTTTGTCCTACCGTTGGAAGTGGAGGATCAATAAAAGGAAATGGATTAATACGTCTCAACCAGTCGCTTGAAAGATCAGGCTTAGCAGGATCGCTAACTTGAATTCTTCTGCGATCGGTGGGATCTACGTTATTGGTAACTACAGCTAGAACAGGGTAAGGTACTCTTCCTATTTGGTCTAGAGCTATCTGAGATGCCTTTTGACTTGTGTGTAAGACTTTAAATATTTCATTCAATGGGCTATTCATATTTTTGAATATACAAAAAAGTAGGAGAGGTGAAAATTACCCCTCCTACTTATAGGAATGTGTACAAAAAATAGAAATTAACTTCGGGAGAATCTAGGGCAACCTAGTTGATTCAGGAACAAGCTGATACCAACGGATGACTTGCTGTGCAGCTAACTTTGCACAATTAGCAAACTCAGTTAGCTGTTCTGGTGGACACTCATCACCGCTGGGCGTGTAATTTGCTTTAGCGTGAGCAACTTCATTACGTGTAGAGGAAAGACTTGCACCAAACTGTTTCAAGATCTCTGACTTCCTCTTTTCTTTCTCCTTTTGATTAGTAATAGTGAGATAATTCTTCAAATCCTTTAAAAAAGGAGGAGCAATTCTAGCCAAATCAGTAATCTCACAGCACTCTGATACTGTTTCTTGTATTGCTTCTTTATCCTTCTTATACTTTTGCTGAGACTCAATAGTTTCTTCAAGATCTTTGATGAAGCTTGCATCAGGTTGTAATGCACGTGGGCTTAGAAGTTTGTCTCTGATCGCTTTATGCGATTGCGTTCTTATTACTGTTTGAGAAACGTATTCAATTACTTTTGTGAAGAATAGGATCTGAACTTCTGGATCTGTAGAAGCAGTAGCTCGGTTATATAACTCCAACAGTCCTGTCATACCTTTGCCAATGAGAAGGGGACGAAAGCGTGGATTAAAATTATGGTTTTCAAATTCTTCATAGCTGAGATCGATATCATCATAATCAAGACGAGGTGAAACTTTAAAGTCAATAGTCAGACTACTACTGAGTTCAAATAAATAAGCTTCAAGAATGCTCTCCTCAAGTGATTTAGGAATCTGTTGGTCAAATCTAATTTCAACAAAAATATCCTCATTTATTGGGAGGTATTTCTCTGTACATCTTCTTTCAAATGCAAGCATAATTCCAAAGATAGTAAAACCTTGGGTTATAGAGCAGAGGATGTTATGTCCGTTTATTTGAGTATTTTGTATACAATATCTTCGAGTTGGTTTTTCTAGTCTTTGTATTACACCTACTCCAAAGTCGCGTTCCCAATAAAATTCTGCTAACTCTTCTTCAATTTCATCATTTCTAATCTCCATCGAAGTTCTTTTTTCCAGGAACTCCTCTTCCGTCTCTTCTCCAATTATCTCTCCTAATGTTCTCATATCACCAGGTTCTGCAGCTGGAATCGAGAAAGAGGAGAAAAGACTTGCTGCTTCATTCATTGCTTCAATACGGATTAAGGAGCGTTTTTGAGAACGACAAATTCTATTTTCGATTAGATTAGTGCATTTACATTCTTCCGTTGAATCAATAAAATCTTCGCAAGATATTACAACTTCTTCTTTGCACCAAGGGGAGTACAATCCTAACCTTGTGTTTAAAGTTATTGTTTGGTCTCTGTCTTCATTAGGATCGAAGTCTTCTTCAGTTGAAGCATCTATCCATCTAAATAAATTTTCTGGCTGTATAGAAAGTTTGTCGACCCATTCCTTCACCGCGTCATTAAACTGTTCTCTTAATTCAGGTGGATCAAATTGAAGCATAAAGACTATTACTGACAAAACCTCAGCTATAGTCTAATCCTCTCTTATAGCCAACTGCCACATCTACCTAGATGTAGTTTTCAGGATCTTGGGGCTGACCATTCAGCCTAATCTCAAAGTGCAGATGAGGACCAGTAGACCTACCAGTAGAACCCATACGTGCAATAGTCTGTCCTTGCTGAACTTGTTGTCCTACAGTGACGCTACTAGAGCTTAGATGACCGTATCTAGTTCTAAAACCATTCTGGTGATCTACCTCTATCCAGTTACCATAACCACCCACATCAAAATCAATAAAGGTTACTATACCTGATGCAGCAGCAACAATAGGAGTACCTGTAGCATTAGCAATGTCTACACCCTGGTGATTGGGTCTACGAGCTGTTCTAAATCCAGAGGTTAGTCTTCCCTCAGCTGGTCTAATGAATCCACCCGGATTACTAGCAGTAGGAGTAGAAGCTGTAGATTCAGGTGGAGGAGGGAATCTATTCTTCATTGGGCTATAGCAGGTTCCAGAGGTAGTAAATTTACCTTCCTGGTAGTTATGGGTAATAGATTCAATGACCCAGACTCTATCTAGAAAGCTTCCAAACCCTCTGGTCATTAGAGGAGTATCTGGGGTGATCAGTAAAGCTTCAGCAGTAGTGGGCAGTTCAAAGTCAGCTACGATTCCTTTGATCCTTAGCTCATTCTCTCTTCTTGAATTGTCTAAGGTATCTGTACTTCCTTTAGTTCTAGGTTTGACCCTGGCGATCGCAGCACCAGTGGTAGAGACTCTTGAGCCTACGCCAGCACCTATTGGAGTATCTGATCTAACCTCTACTTGTTGTCCAGTATCTTGGTCAATTTCATATTTAACTTCACCAGTTGAGGTAGTTTGTCCTGGAGTAGAACTTCTAGCACCACCTGATGAATCAGATTGAGCCGAGTGTCTAACTCTAAATACGATGCCAGCATTGTCTCCATACTCAAGAACGAACGCATCTTGAGTGGTAGACCTTGGCCTCATTACCAATCTATTGCCCCTACAGTAGACTCGGTAGCCTATCCGTCTAGCTTCAATGAGCAGAGCTTCGTAGTCAGATACACCACGTTGAGGGAAGTACTCATACTCAGAACCATCCCCTTCCATTTCCAGCACTAGACCGTAGGACTGACATATCTTCTCAGCTATCTGCCTTAGATTGACGTTGATGTAAGCAGTGTTCCTGAGCCTTTGAGTTAGTACCCAAGTAGCAGCCTGACCACCAAAGCTTAAGTTGTATGGGGTGAAGCGATCGTAGTCAAGAGATGTGTGTAGGAATGAATGGGCAGTAATGGGTTCTCCTCTAAAGCCTAGCTCTACAGTTATTTGACTTCCTGATTCAGATTTGATTTTGGCTACGTCATCTAGAGTTTTGTTGCTTGAGTCAGCTACTGAGTCAGTAGCAGCTTGAGATTCCTGTCCACCTGGTTGATAGGTAGCTAACCTTTGTTCGTAGTACTCACGAAACTCAGCTAGTGTTTTACGTTCTTCAGCAGCCCCTGGAAGACTAGTCCATTCATTCTCTAGTAGTGCGATCGCTGATTCAATATCACCTGCCTCAACCTCTTCTAGAGCATCCCTACGACCAATTAGATAAACGGCTACCCTGTCTTGAGATTGAGGTGTGAAGTCAGATACTCCTACTTCATCTCTAACATCGTCATAAGTAGAGGCTAGGATTTGGTATCTACCTGATGCTGAGCTTCTGCCTCCTGGTCTTGGGTGATCAGCATAACTATCGAAGGTAGAGCCACCAAACCTAACGTTGTAATCTCCTCCCTCACAGAAAGCAATTGTATCTAAGAACGCTCTCATCCTTGGACTTAATTCACCATTAGCAGTTCCATTAGTAGGAGCACCTGTGGTTCTATTCTGATTAGGAGGGTTAAGAGGGGTTAGTCCTTCTATATCGTAGATATGTTGGAAGTATCTGTTAGCAATGACTCCACCAGCATCATAGATATCAAAGAAGCAGCTATTGCCATTCTCACCCTCAGCTAGAGTGATAGAAGCATTTTTAAGTCTGCCATCTCCAGTCTGAAAAATATCTCCTTCCCTTCGTTCCGAAGAGAATGAAGGTGGTTTACCAATACGTATACGAATAAAGCCAGGACCTGGGTTACGTCCTGGCAAAGGATTTATATTAAATTGAGCCATAAGCTTTTAGATAAGCCAGCTAATTAACTGGTAATTCTCAGCTGCTGCTGGGTTAGAGGTAAGGATGCTAGATAGGTCTAACTCTTCAAGTTCACTAGAGACAGTATTACTAATTTGAGCTAATCTTTCTCGTACTATCTCTTCAACTTGTTCAATAGAAGGTATATTTATGACCTGTCCTACGGGTAATTCAGAGAAAATATCGATATTATTTAGATCAGCTATTTCTCTAAAGTTGGAAGCATTACCCAAGTATCTATGAGCTAGATTATCTAGAGAATCAGCAGCACTTAATTCAATACGTCTTGATACGTTCCTACTGCTTTGCATAAGTCGCTATGCTCCTATTGCGTTGTAACATTGTTCCTTGAGGTATCTAAAGTAGTGCCGTTATAAGTTCCGACTAGACCTAAATCATTTCCTTCAGAGTCAGTAATTCTTACTTCACCATTAGCATTGGTCAGATAACGAAAGCTTCTAGATCTAACTCTTTCACGTACTCTAGGTCTTAGAGTATTTATGTTTGAGTTCAACCAAGTACCAGCTGCTGCTCTAGCATCTTGTCTTTGGCGATCGGTAAGGCTGACAGTATTCAGCTCATCAGCGGTCGGCGGTTGGCTCTGTGACGGTTGATTATCAGGTAAAGGTACTTGGGTTAGGGTGATTGAAAGTCTTACAGAAGCAGGCTCTCCACCTAGCCAAGCTGTCTCTTCCCAGTCAAGATCATCTAGTTGAGCTGGGCCAAACATCTCTGTGCCCCAATTAAAGTAGACGAGAGGAGGCTCGTAGGAGTTGTTGACTACATCAGCCACCATTAGAGTCTGAATCTCTTCTATGATTGGTCTGACTGATCTACCTTCACCAGATGTTTCTAGCAAAAGGTTAGAGAAGGTTTTAGTAATAGCGGTTGTGTATTTATAATCTCTTCTAGGAGCTGATGTAGCAGTAGTAGGAGCAACATCATAGAGAGCTTGTCTTCTGCTTCTAATTGCTTCAGGATTGTACAGAAAGACAAAGTGCTGTGTTCCATCAAGCCTAGAGAGAAAAGCTGTTATAAGCCCTGTCTTCTCTGCTTGAGGAAGGGAATTGAGAACATCGAGGTTCATATATTAAGTTACTTTTATAGTTATTGAATTGTTGATAAAGTTGATACCATTCTCAATTTCTGGAAAATTAATTGAATTGCTTGTTAATTAGAAGCCTTGTACTTAACCTTTAAGCTATACCGAGTCTTACCTTTCGATCCAATCGTTAAATCAACATCGTTGAATCCTTTTAGATTCAGACCAAGAGATACATCTCTATCAAATTCAAACTCCATTTCTTCCACTCCCTGATTTCTACCCTCTTTAATAATCTCATTGATCACTTCTGAATCTCTTTTAGCGCTGCCGCCTGGAGAAAATAATTTATCAAGAAGGTTTGAAATAGTTTTTCCTGCCGCTGCCAAGATCTCTGGTGATGTTATCGGAGATCCTAAAAGAGCAAGTCCAGTTAGAGCTGCCGCTGTTACAGGGGCAGACAAGTTAGACCTCTCCAGGAAAAATTCATTGGGTATAAGGGTTTTGGATTTTGCGTCGTAGTAGAAAGTCATAGTTTTAGTCCTGCTATCAAGATTAAGAGTACCCACTTTCGTGCTTTACTCTCACGTTCTCTAGGACCAAAGTGCAGTCTAATTTTTGATCTACCGTTGACTTGCCTTATAACGGCTCATTAATACTTTCTTGTTTTAAGTGGAAGAAGCCTTTTTATTAATACACTCAAAGACCCTATCAGCTTCCGTTGAAATACTCTTCACTAAAAAAATAAACTCATCCTTAGATGAGTAATCTCCAGGCGTATCGCCTAAACTATACTCGAAAAACCGTCCTGCTGACAATGCTTTAAATCTCGAAGATCTTATGAAGTCTTCAGCTCTTTCTTCTATTTTTAGAAATTCCTCATAGACAGGTTTAATATCACCAAAATACAAATCAATTATTAATGAAATTCGATTAAAATCAAGATTTTTGCTGCTCGTCAGCTCACCTTCTATTCCAATTGTCTCCCAATAACTTGAAGATTTTTTTGCTGCTTCTAAATACAGCAGACAAAGCTTATTCAAAACATAAACTCTATTCTTAAATAGAAGATATAGCTCTTCTAATTTCTCTCTTCTAAACTCTCTTTCTTTCACACTCTGTTCATAGTCAAACTGTATTTTTAGTCTTTGATTATTAGCTCTATTAGTTAAATAAACACCTGTAAGGGTTGCAATTGCTGTAAAGGAAGCAGTGAAAAGAGCTACATAAACTGTAGGTGGAATTTGGTTGAGTAAATCAATCATCGTTAACTTCACCTATAATTCTGAACTCTCTTCACTGCTTCTTACTTCGCTAATTCAAGCAGTAGTTTGCTAGTAATATGCTCTTGCTCTACTATTCCAGCTAACATATTATCTTCATCTACAACCACAATTGCATCTAAATTTTCCTTCACCATTTTTTCAAGAGCATTCAAATTGCTTTCATCAATTGATACTTTTGCTCTCACAACACCTGGACATCTTATTAAGTCATATACCTGATTGCTGTTAATAGCCTCGACAAACCTTTTTGCATCTCCAGATTCAAGTAGTTGGAGAATAGCTTTAGCAGTTGTGTAAGCTATAAATTTTCCAGAGGTATCTAGAAACACAACGTATTTGAAGTTGATATAGCGTGAAAGAAGGTTCTTCACGTACTTCAGACAAGTTATTGGCTGATAGTCTTTACCTAGAGATATCGTTAGAATGATGTTCTCTGTTCTATCATCCATATCTTTTAAGTTGTTGTAATCATCAACGATATACATTTGTACATTGTTGATAGCTACTTGTTCTGATTTTAATTCAGATGAAATTGAGTCTTTTGCTTGATCTTTTAAAGATTGAAATTTAGCCTCAACTTCTCCTACTTTTACTTCTCCCAATCTGCCAGAACATATTGAATACATAACTATTGGGAGTAAGAGCAAAGTAATGACTATCGGATCACTGTCTGTTCCAATGACTTTTTTAGAAACCGCTACGACTAGAAAACCAAGCAGTACAAAAATAAACGCTGTAATAGCAGCTTTTATATCCTTACTTTCGAGTAGTTTAGTAAGCCTGTCTTCGGATTGCTTGTCTGAGGGTTTTGTAATGCTGGATGCCATAATAGGAAGCTCAAGAGACAAAAGTGACATTGATCTTCTATGTATAGCTTTCTTGTAGAAGTTTCTGTAAAGCTGTAACTCTTTTTAACTGAGTCTTCAAGCTCTTACTGACCAACACTTGTTAGGCTTTTTGTCGATGAACTAATACCACCTTTTCGGGTGATCAAACCGCTGTAGCAGTTAATTGGCTCCTCTGGAATTGTACGTACTTACGTGAAATCATAGATATTATTTCATCGGCTATTCCTTCAGCATCGGTTGCTTGAGTATGGATGGTGATATTTCCGATGCTCAAACCACCGTTAGAGGATTGCCTACCATAGCTTATGAGTCTAGCGAGACTAGCTTGTTGAGCTTGGTTGAGAATTGCTTCAGAGGAGTTGGCGACTACCAATTCTGAACCAGAAGGCATCCTTGAGCTTTCTCTTGCGATCGCACCTAATAATCCCCCTACATTAAGACCGTTTGCAGCATTAGGAACAGGAGAGGTTTGTACTTCCTGACTTCCTAAGCCAGGAATGAGATTAACGGCACGAGTGAAAAAACTCTGAACTCTTGAGAAGAATCCAGTTACAGAGGACTGGATGCTCTCCCAATGACTGCCTACTGTCTCAGTTAGGCTATCCCAGCCGTTCTTGACAAATTCAACTAGAGCTTGAAAGCCACCGGATACAGCATTCGTTAGATTACCCCATTGGGTTTGGAAGAAGCTGACAATAGCATCCCAGTTAGCTACTATCACTGCTACTAGGGCAGCAACACCAGCAATAATAGCTGCTGGAATAGCACCCAATGAGAGTACAGCACCAGCAATAGAGACTGCGATCGCAGAGGCAATACCGTAGACAGCATTCAGCGCTATTACTTTGATGCCTACCATTAGTAGAGATCCCCAATCTACATTGGCTAGGAATGAACCTACTCCAGTGAGGAGATTGTCTAAGACTCTGAGGGTTAGAGGTAATAGAACGGTGAAATCAAATCCATTGAGGAAGTCTAGTCCTTCGTTTAGTACATCCGCTAAGAGTTCTCCACTCATAGCCCCTATAGCACCCCAGTCGAGAGAAGCTATTCCATCAAGAAGGTTGTTAACTAGCTCTGCTACTTTTGATCCTGACCCATTAAGGATGGAATTCAGTTGACCAACATCAAATAGCTGAGTGAATAGGTAGAAGATATCGTTGGTAATACTGTCCCAGTCTAGGCCGTTACCAGCTTCACCAAATCCTTCTGATATATCGTTGAGAATGCCTGTTACGTACTTGACTCTGGCTGTGAACGTTAGAGCTGTATTTCTTAGCGCTACCATTGGATCACCGAAGCTTATACCAAGAACATCTAAGGTTTCACCGATAGCAGTGAGCAGACCATCTTCACCAATGAGAGAGCCTATAGCAGAAGTAATTGCTTCTAACGCAGTGCCTCCATTTACTCTACGCATCAAGCCAAACAAGCCGCTGGTTGGATCAAATAAGGTAGATTTGAATCCTTCGACTAGACCTGAGATTGTGTTCTGAGAGGCCTTGATTACCTCATCTGGGACTGCTAATGCTCTTCTTAATACATCTGCCCTTTCTCTAGTTGAGAGGTCTTCTAGCTCCTTACCTAGAGCCTTAGCTTCTTCTTGAATGAAGTTCAACACTGCTGGGTTCGCCTCAAAGAACTTAATCTGAGATAACTCAGCAATAGAAGCACCACCTAGATATTTAGAAATACCTAGACCAGCATTACCAACATCTACACCAGATGAGATAGATCTGAATGCGCCATCCCTTGAGATCGCGTCTAGGTATTCTTGGAATTGTTCAGGGTCAAATACTCCATTTAGATCTTTGAATGCTGGAACTAAATTGTCAGAGATACCCTTACCAAGGTTCACATAATCAGCAGTAGCTCCAGGGAGACTTCCAGCAGCGGCTGACATACGTTCAGCAAAGTCATCAATGAACTGACCAGCTTCAGTAAAGGATTCTCCTGTTAGCCTTGCAAAGTCACCAGCGATAGATATGTTCTGCTGCTGAGCAACAATTGAATCTCCTATTGAGGTAGTAAATTGTCTAACAGCTGCGGTAGCTACACTCATTGCTGAGTTGATTGCACTACCCAATAGATTCGCTTTAATAATTGAACCGGAAATAACGTTGGAGAGGTTATCTACCCCCTCCAACGATACACGAATAACGTTAGCCATAATTTAGTTATTTATATTGGCTCGAAGTCTGTATCCTTGAGTCCCCACTTCTGAGCTTTCGATTCAGGCTGGGATTCGGGATGTTGTTTTTTGTATAATTCGATAAAAGTATTTAGATGATAAAGAACTTCAGAAATGTCCATCTCTAGCATCTGAAAATAAGCTGGAGATATGGAACTACCACAAGCAGCTAGAATATCTTGGAACAGATTGTCAACGTAGAAAGCTCTGCCCTGGCAATCAACTATTAACTTATTTTTTGAGTTTTGCTTGAAGACGTTCAAGGTTACTGCGAAAAAATGAGAAGGCTGTTGCCGTCCTCTGCAGATCTTCAATATCTTCTACTGAATCTAGAAACTCATAGAAGTCAACCTTGTTTTTGGAGCCATACTTGGTCATACAAAGTGTGATCAGCTTGAATCCAAGCATCTCTTCAGTCTTGTATTCATCGTCAGCTAGCTTGACAAAGCTATTCATCAGCAGAAAATCCTTTGGCTTAGGCGATCGCAGCACTACAGGAGTACCATCTACTAATTCAAAGGAAACGATGCCTGCTTCTTCATCCTGAGTAATTTCAAACTCTTTGGGTTCTTCTTGCTCTTCTACTATTGCTGGTTGAGATACTAGTTGTCCTTGGATAGGAACTTGTGACTTCTGCGAAGCAGTAGGGATAACTTCTGGAGCATCCTTCGGCAGCTCTGCTGTCGCTGGAGTAGTGTTAATTGTTGATTTAGATGTAATTGTTCTTTTAGCCATAAAAATCTAAGCCTAGATAAAAAAGGAGTCTCCTGATCAGAAGACTCCCTGGAAACTATTTATTAATTGAATACTGCGCTTTGAAGAGTGAAAGTGAAACCGATCATAGATACTTCATCTCCACCATTGGTATCAACAGCTGAGAGATAGTTGGCATTCATAATTCTGCATCCACTCAATCTCCAAGCTCTATTACCTCTGAAGTATTGACCAGCCTCTTTACGGACGGGTCTAACGGTCATATCAAAGGTACTGCCATCTTCTCTAGACTGAATCCATTGGATAACAGCAGCATCTTGTTCAGGATCGAAGGGTTTAGAGATAGTTACATCTTGGTAGACTTTCTTACCACCAGAAGTAGTTCCTTCAACATTGGATAGACCATCGTTGTACTTAGCTCTGGTGTAGTTAACTTGAATGCCAGAGAATTCAGTCCAGTAGGCATCTAGGCCTTCGATCGTCATCAAATAATCTGCGTTGCTAATGGGCTGTATATCATCAAGTCTGACGTTCGCCATATTTGTTTGTTTATTCCTTTAAATAGAAAAGAGCCCCTGAGTAGAGGCTCCTGAGCAGTTAGTTGGTAGTGATTAGGCAGCTTGATTAAAGTTCTGATTAGCTGCTGCCTGTACTTGTCTGATGGGCACTTTGACAGTATTGATTAGGATCTTCTCTACAGCAGGGCTAGTAGCTACCCAAACTTCAACCAGTACATTACCTTGATCTAAGTTAGCGTCAGTGTTGTTCTCAAAGTTGCAGCGTACTTCAAAGGCTTCTTCTTCATCAGCACCAAAGAGGGCTTTACCTACCCACAGGAGACGACATATAGATGTAGCAGCCTGATCAATCAAGTGAAGAGCAACACCTTCACCATCAATAGAGTTGAAGAGTTCAAAGTCAAAGCCTTTACGTAAGCTTCCATTGAGGACGTTCATAACGATGCGCCCAGGTGCCTGAGTGTAGAAGGTATCTGCTGAACGAGTCCTCATACCCCAGATAACAATGCCCTTGTTACGTAGGTTGCGAACAATGTTGATACCTAGAGGGTTAAGAGTATCTTGTTGCTGAGTATTAACTCTGACTTTGACATCCTTAACACCTTTAACAGCGTACTTAGCGCCAGCAGCAGGTTGATGGAAGCCTTGTTCTCTATGTCTTAGAGTAGCTACACCAGCAACAGCAGAAGAAGGAGGTACTTCTTCATCTTCTAGGTCAATGACGTAAGGGAAGTAGTAAGAGAGATGTCCCTGAGGAGCTGTGTATTGCTGACCATCTACTGCAGCTTGAGCAATAGTAATAGTTTCGTCTCCACAGTCAGCGATCGCCATCCAATCAAACTTTTCATTGACTGCTAGATCGTGCAGAGCAATACCAACGGATAGACGACCAGATTGGTTTAGTAGTTGGAATGCTTCAGGTGCGATGATGTAGCCTTGAGGCCATTCATCTTCATAGTCAAAGGTATTCTCGATCGCATAGACATAATCAACAGCTGTAGGACTGGCAGGAGTAGCTGAGGTAAGGGTTACGTCCCCAAGAGTCGCAACTACAGTTAGATCAGTTAGAGGGTTGTCTGATCTGATGATCAATTCATCAGTAGCAGCTCCTGCAACAGCGGTTACTTGAGAACCAGCAGCAGTGTTTACAGCGCTAATCAATCCAGTAGCGATCGTAGCAGGAGTGGAAGTACCAGTAGCAGTATGGGTACAAGCAATGCCCTGAACAGTGAGGGTATAGTCTCCTGTGCTAGCAGTGTCAACCTTTACTTTGATTTGCTCAGCAATAGGAGTACGAACGAAGTAGAGGATGCCTCGTCTATCGTTACGGAAGTAAAGCTTTACTGAATCAGTAGAAGGAGATTCACCGAATACATTGGTGAAGTCAGTTAAGTTAGTTACTTGGGTTGGTTTTAGAAAGTCTCCTTCAGCAGAGGAGCCAATCATATAAACAGTCCCAAAAGACGCGAGTGGCAAGTTCCTGAAGCCAGCTGTAGTCTCAGCAACCTTCACCCCAGGAGAGAGGAAATTAGCGAATGCTAAAGAAATATTGGACATATTCTGTTAGTTAATTAGGATTTTGAATAGTAATATTGGAATCTTCTACAAAGGTTCCAGGCTTAGTAGTGACTGGTATCTCACTCTTATTTACCTTTAGAGTCAGACTATTAAGGGTGAATCCTGAAGGAATATCTGGATTATTGAAGAAGTCTTCTGACAAGCAGAGTTCTGTAACAGTAAAAGTGATGTTGAATGAAAAGTTACAGGAAACTAACCAATCATCAGCTTCTTCTCCATCTCTTCTAGGATTGACAGGATACTCTACTGCTTCAATAGTTAGATTCCTAATAGAGCGAGAGGGTGAATTGATTAGAGCAAGAGCTTGAATGGACTCTACTAAGCTTTCTAGTTCTGAAATAGGAAGGTCGTGTAGAGATAATTCTTCAGCGTATCTATAAGTAAGTGAATACCTGAATACTCCAGAACCTACAACTGCTCTATTGTTCTCTTTTGAGTAGGAGAGATTCTCTACTGGAAACTCAATTAATGTGTTAGCTGCAAGTAGCCTATTGCCTGCTCCAGCTACATCTGAGTACAGACCAACGGGTGAATCCAGGTCAACCTTATCTATACGAATAAGAGAGCTTAGCCAGTTCCTAAGGTCAGTACGTAATGATTTTATATTCGACATTACTTATCCTTCTCGTTTCTAAGGATTAACTTATAGACCACTGGATCAGAATCATCCACAAAGAGCAGCCTGCAGTTAAATCCATTAGTAGTCTGGTTAAAGTAATCTAAGGATGAGTCAATATCTTCTGGAATCATTGAGGCAGGAGGGTCAATAATAAAAATGTTTCTGCTCTTACTGCCAGAAGATGCTGGATTTAGGAATGAATAAGGTCTAGTTCTAGGGAGCTCAACGTAAAAGTCTGAGTGGCTTATTACGATCGCTGAATTACCATTGCCAACTACATTACCTGTATACTTTCTTGGTGCAGAAGTAATGTAGGGAGGAGGGAAAATGAACTCATCTTCATACTCAGGTATATTACTCTGTCCTATGGATGTTCTGACCAGTAGAAATCTTCTCTGAGGTACTCCTAGCCTGACTTCTATCTCACCAATCTTCTCCTCAATTTGAGCTAGCTTTGCGAATAATTTCATAATTTAACCTAGTGCATACTGCGTAGCACAGCTACGCTAGACGTTTGAGGTTTTGAGAGAGGGATCTACTATAGTGATTTTGGATATCGGGAATACTTCGCTTAACCATTTCAACCCTCTTCTCTACATAGATTCCATAGTTGATAGGGTTACTCACTTCCAACCTGTTTTGGTAGATAGAGGTTTCCCACTGCCTTTCAGAGGTCGTGACCTCCCAGTTCTTCTGTAGAGTACCTGTTCTTACTGGAGTACGTCCTGCAATTAATCCTTTGGCAAAAGCAGCAGTTTCTTTGAGTGAATCAGAGATAATCTCTTTAGTTAATTGGGGTCCTTTTGTAAGAAGAGGTCCGATCAGTTGAACTTTGTTTACCATTACCAATAAGAGACTGTACTACTCTTGTTTGACTTAGAGTACTTGTTGTAGTTAATGTAGATACCCAGATGATTAGCTAGTTCCTTTAAGTAGGAAGAGCCTTGAGAGTTTAAATGTTTAACGTGAGAAGCGTAAGATAATTTAGCGTTGCGCGAACCTAATACGTAAGAGGTTTCTAATGCCTCATTAAGTAAGGTATCTATATGGTTAAGCTGGGCTAAGAGTTTATGTACTTGAGAGATAGTAGTAGAGGTATATTCTTGAGCCAACCTTTGATCAACTATATGAGGAGCATCTGTAAAACCAAGTACAAGAATTACTTCTTCGATAGTATCTGGGTTAAGTTGAGGCATAAGGATTAAATATTAAAGGAGCCCCCGATTAAGAGAGCTCCATATGTGAACTGAATCTTAGATTAATTACTAAGCAATACCAGTGATTACAGCTACAGCAGATCTACGCTCAATCTTCAATTGAGGTTTGAGGTACGCAGCAAAGTTAACCATCTCAGGATTGGTAGAAGGCATAGGTACCAAGTAGATGGTTACGATCTGATCGGGTACAGTCTCAGCTTGAAGAGTCACTTGGTCAGCGAAGGAGTAGAGAGAAATCTCAGACTCATTTACAAAGTACATCAAACCAGCTGGGCAGTAAGGGTCCTGAATCACAGGACGACCTTCAAAGCTCAAAGAGCTAAAGCCAAGGTCAGCAACTCCATAAGGAGCAGTTTGAATGGAAGCTTCAGCAGCAAAGAGTTTCTTATACTTGGTTGCAGTGGAAGGACGGCAGTAGATAGCAGTGTAGTTACCTTTGGTGCCAGTAACTGTACCTTCTAGAATCTCTTCAGCGGTCTCGAACATTACATCAGGAGTGAATTCACCATCCAGAGGATTGATGTAGTTAGTCCAGAGAGCATTGCCAGCATCATCAGGGTCGATACCAGCATAAGCATCAACAGATTTGTTATCTAGAACTGCAGTAGCGTGGATAGCACCAAGACCAACGATACCACCGTTAGCAGCAGCACCAGTACCAGAGTAGATAGCGCCAGCAACAGTCTGCATAATCTCACGAGAGGCACCTTTGAGATGAAGGGCTAAGAGATTACGGAGTTCGCCTTCACCGTGAGCAGCAGCTTGAGCCATAAATCCACGAGGGATTTGGAAGGAGCTTCTAACGCGATGAACACCGATAGGTAGAGCAGCAGGACGAATTTGATCACTGGAGTAGGTAGATACGTCAGCGGTAACAGCTTCACCTGTAGCACCAGCACCAGCAACGTTAACGTTCCAATTGAGAGATTTTTGAGCAGTACGAAACTTAGGTAGACGCTGGAGCATAGGCATATTAAGTACGTCTAGCTCGGTTAGTTTAGCGTCAATTTGAATACTAAGAGAACCTTGAGGAGTAAGTAAACTCATATTATTTTATTTAGTGTTTATTTAGAGATTGGTTGGGTTAAAGTTGACCCGACATTACTAATTGAGAAAGGGGTACTAATGCGTTAGAAATAGAGTCTCCAGAAGCTTGAGTTGTAGGAGGAACTACAGCTTTAGTTTCTTTAGAACCAGAACCATCTACAGTAGAAGGAGGTAAGAAAATAGATCCTTCTTCTGATTCGAGATAGGATTTGAAGACTGCATCCAATGTCTGAGCAGTACCATCTTTTTCAAAAAACCAGCTATCCCCTTCTTTCTTAATAGAGTCACCGTATTGAAGGGCAAATAGTTTCTGGAGAGTTGATTTTTGTTGAGTACCTGATGCAGCTATTAGTGAAGCGATCGCAGAAGTCTTCTCAGCTTCAAAAGCTTTTTTGTCTTTAGCTTCGAGTTGAGTTGTTAGATCGGCAATCTGTTGTTGAAGAGCTTTTAAGGTTAGCTTACCTTCACCAGAGCTATTAGTAGCTTCATCTTCTTCTACTGCAGGTTGAGGAGTATGGAGCTTCTTAATCTCTTTAGAAAGGCTTGCAGCTAGTCCTTGGTTAGAGCGAGTTACTTCACTCATAATCTCACTTTTAGCAGCAGCAAGAGCTGTGGAGATAAGAGCAAGAACTTGATCTTCAGTCATTAATTTATTCCTGTTTGTAAAAATATTTAGGATGTCCTACTAATATCCCTGTAGGTAAGGGTCATCTGGGGTTTGCAAAGAGCTTATCCAGTAGCTCAAGAAATTAGTCTATCTATAAATAGAAACTGTGCAAAAAATCAATTAAGCAGCTTCATCTACTTCATCAATTTCTCGCACTCTAATCATTAAAGCTTCTAACTCCTCCTCCATTACTTGTTTCTGCTCAGGAGTAAGATTAGCTATAAGCTTCTGAGATAGTTGAGAATAAAGATGCTTCAATAAAGTAATTGGAACGTTGGCTTTAAGAGTCCCCAAGCTAAAAGAAGATAACTCTTTTAATAGGGCAACTAAGACTTCTGGAGTGACTACGTTAAAGTTATTTAGACCGCTAACCTTAATATCTGTGCCGACATTAGCTGCTTTAGCAAAGATCTGGAATAGATCTTGAAGGATGTCAGTTATAGCGTGACCATAGAACTCAAGAGCTTCTGCTTCATTTAGGAAGTCAAATGATTTAGATAGTCCTGATTGTTGAATTGCACCTTTGTCGGCAGAGATATTACCTAGAGAGACTAAATCTTTTATCTGCTGATTAATCTTCTCCAGAGAAGTATCTAAATGAGTGATGATTGTGCCTTGGGGTTCACTCCATTCAAATTTCTCTAGTTCAAGAACGTGTTGTAGACCAGTAGGTAAGGGTTCATCATCGTCAAACTGAACGTTTGGTACTTCCTTTTCTACCTGCTTATAGGTTCTCTGGAAGTAAGCAAGAGTTAGAAGATCGTACTTATGGCAATCAGTTCTAAGATGTTCCTCAGCTTTAGAAGCTAATTGATCTCCTATCCACAGTTCATCTGGTATCTCAGCTTTTAGAACTGGAATAGCACCGAAGTTATGTGCGATCGGCTGCTCTAGTAGAGGAATCTTAGTCTCATCGTCTACAGGTTCTTCCTTACCATTGACGATCATATGAGAGATGCTGCCATTTTCCCTTAGCTTGACGGTAGCTTGGTAACGGGTAATGTAAATGGGGTCGATAAATGTCCAAGTTACTAAAGTAAGTGGCTGGGAAAGAGGGTTGGAAGTGTCAACTGTAACTTGTCTTACTTTGATATAGTCGAGTGAGTTATTACTCTCTGACCAGTTGATTACTTGTAGAGCCGGATAAATAGTGAGATAGGGTCTAATACCTAACTGCGTCTCTTCCAGCTTGTTTCTAGGTTTAACAGCGGTCTTAGGTTTGTCTACGTGCAGGAAGACCTTCTTGAATCTAACTAGATGGGAATATAGTTCAGCGATCAGCTGCTTTTCCGTCTTACCAGCTAGGTTGAGGTCTTCTCTCACTTTAGACCAGAAGGCATCATCTGATTCAGGGTACTCTACACTTAGGGGACTATTAGTTAATTTAGAGGACTGCTGTTTGATAACGTTGGAAAGGACATTCGCGTAGGTGAACTTGGATAACCTTTGTTGATATAAAGGGCCTTCTTCTCCAGGACGTTGCTTGATGAACCTAGTAAGGTGTTTTTTGAGTTTATGACCACCTGTACTAAGGAGATCAATGTCCTTAAGAGTTTCAAGTAGTTCTGCATACTCAGGGTGGACTGATTCCAAAGCTTTTAAGCTAATGGAAGTGGGATATTGAATCATATTTTGTTACTTATAAGCTAAATTATCGTGAGTTTCGATAGTGGTCAGACAGTATCTAGCGGCAGAGCAGGAGTGTTGCCTCTGATTAGGTGCTTCTTTATCGATGGTGGCTCCAGTAAAGCTGTCCTTTGCTCTGTGGTAAGAGTGAAAATCATCTATTAGATCAGTCAGATGGGCGCTAATGAAAAGACGATCGTTATAGAAAAGGTTGTTTACTATTGCATTACCAGGCATTAGTCCTGGTTTGGTTCTAGATACCTGTTCAGTTTGAAATAAACCTTTAATTTTTAGTTTGGCTCCCGCTCTCTTGAATGTAGTTACATTAGAGGGCATATCATCTGGCCCAAAGGTTTTCCAGACATTATATTTACCAGCTAATCTAGCTGCTTCATTAACCAAATCTTCTATAGGAATAGGGACTCCTGACTTATTCCACCAGTAATCAATGATGTAGTACTTCAAGTCTTTGGTTAAACCTATTACAACAAGAGCTGGATTAGTAGAACCCCAGTCACATCCAATATAGGTATGTTGGAACTGAGGGATGGGTTTAACTACGTGCTTCGACTTGTCGAACTGATCATAGATTTGGCCTGCTGGAGTAACCCAAGAGGCTTGAAACTCTACTGCATAAGTAGTTGGAGGTAGTACCTTCCTAGCTTTGATTAACTCTTTTACTGGAAAGAAGGGGTTATTCTTGGTCGGCTCATTGAAGTAGACCCAATCCTTTAATGAATTAGCCTTTTCACAGAAGCTATGGAAGTAAGAGCCTTGACCATCAGGTGTCCCTGTAATTAAGACTTGGTAGCTGTGGTTACGTGCTAGGGCAGGCCAAATAATGTCGTCTATGATCACCGGAGGAGCATCTTGGAACTCATCCAGAGAAGCATAGATAAGGTTAAGTCCTCTTAGTTTCTCAGGACCTTCCATTCCGCGAACTACTAAATCAGGTTTATTCTTAGCCTTCCATTTAATTCTGAAGTCGGTTTTATTGATATCAGATACCAGAGGACTATCTTCTAGGACATTAAGTAAGGGAATCCAATGTAAGCTCCTAGCCATCTTCATAGTAGGGGCCGCTAATACAGCAGTCTGAGGTGCTAATGGGTTGATAGTACCTTTCCAACTTAAGCAATAACTTATGGCACTACTGAGTGTGAGAACAGTCTTACCAAAACCCCTACCAGAACAAATAACTTTAACGGAGGCTGGATCATTGAATATCTTAAGTTGAGAGGGATGTAGAGATAGGAGCATTTACAAATCCTCCAAACTAATTCCCTCTTGCTCTAATAGTTCAGAGACATCCTCTTGTTCTGGTGACTGGGCAAGTGAGATGGTTAGGGACAGATCTTCTGGTTCCTCTTTAATACCAAGCTCAGTTAGTTCTTCTTTAATCTGTTTAAGAGCTTGAAGAGCTACTCTATGATCTTTTCTAGTAATGTTGAAGATACTGCCGTCTTTTGTGGCAACTTCTTGTTGATAGCCTTCAGTATTAGCGGCAACTAAATCTTCTAGTTGCTTGAGTCTATTAAGAGGATTAGATAGAGTAATTAGCCCACAGGAGAAGGCTGCATCGATCTGAGAAGTAGTAGAGTTACGTAGTTCTTCTATCTTGTCAGCGTTTCGTTCCTTAAAGGTCATCCAACCGTGAGAAGAAATAGTTCTGCCGTAGCGTTCCTGTAGTAAGGAGCTTACTTGAGGTTGAATTAGATTAGGTCTGGATGCTGCTAGTAGTAAGAGGAAAGCTGTTTCTGTATCAGTAAGCTTTCTATGACTGATTGATTCTTTTTTGTCCATAAAAAAAGAGCTAGGTTAATGGCTCTTTATATTGGGGTACCTATATTTAGGTTTTGTGCAATTAAAGAACGTCACGCCAATCTTTATCGGTGTGAGAGGTTTCTTTAAAGGTTAGTTGATTCTCTTCTTTAGCAGTAAGTAAACGAGTGGTTTTGTTATTTAAATCGTTCAATAATATTTCTTTTAGCTGAGTATCTTTCCACTGCTCAATCGATCTTCTTTGGGAGGAGGATAGCTTTGGGTTAGCTAGATGTTCTTGAATAATAGGAAGGATGCCGTTAGTATTCTTTAGCGCCTTATAATCTCTTCCATATAATCTACGAAACGAATAAGACAGAGTAGTAGAGGGTATAGAAAATAAGGTAGATATATCTCGTAGCCCCTTTCCTTGAAGCCACTGTTGGAAGGCTCTATGTAATGTAGCTTCGGCATTTTTGTAATTGCGACCTCTTTTGCTGTTGCTTTTCATTATTCAGTTGTAAGTGAGTTGGGGAAACCATAGATTGACTTATAAGTAAGGGTTTGCCTGTCTTAGAGGTTATTTGTTTAAAGCATTCTAGAGATAAAGAAGGAGCCTGGTTAAGGCTCCTTAGTTTTCAACATCACTGTTGGAAAGTGAAAAGGTACGGGTTGTCAAATTCCTTAGAGTTGAGGGATTAGAGTTTAGACTTTACAGCGATCGCTAGATTGTTTAGCGCTACATCGTAAACTTCTTCCACCCATTCTTCAAAGCTACTGTCTTCATTGGAATAAGCCCAGAAATGTAAGAGTTGAACCTTAACTTCTGGATCAAAGGTAAATGAATAGGTGATAGCTGCTTGTTCTCTAAGAGGTAATTCGTTAGAGCAATTGATCAGCATCTCACTATCTACCTGACCCATAAGGCTGTTAGGAAACCATTGGGAAACGGGTAAATGGAATTTATCGCATTCGAGCTCTACATCATCGAGAGTGCCTTGGAAGAATACATCTAACACTTCTTCTAAATCTTCTAAGTCAACATAAGATGTCGGGATAACTTTGGGTTCTTCAATAGCGTTAACGAAAGCGTTATAGGGATTCTGAATAATCATTTTTTATATGTATTAACTCGATTATTTATATGATCTCAGAAGTGACAAGAGAAAAGTAGGCACTAATTAATCAGTCCTTTTTTTATTGAGCGATCGCTCAAGGCAAATCAATAAAAGGATCATTATGACCAATAAAAATGGGCTGCTCAAGGTAACTCTAAAAGCTTCTGAGCTAGGGCTGGATGACCCTACAAGCTTAGTTAGAGATGTTCAAATGTGTAAGTTTGTTGTAATTAAAGGAGGTCTTGTAGAGGCTTATATCGATAAGTCTGAGTTTGTAAAACAGGTGGCATTACTAACAGGTAGAGAACCTACTGAAGAGATGCTAGCGATGATCGCTGAGTTCTTATTCTCAGGTAACACTTGAAGTGTGGGCTAGAAATTCAATTCGCACAGTTAACTGCCCCTGCTGATCTTGAAGCCTAGCTGGTTAAATGAAGGGGTCACTCCCCTTTTTCTTTTACGGTTACTACTACTGGCCATCAATTATTGGACAAAGTATATTAGTAGGGAGCATAAGAGAATTACTTATATCTCACCATTACCTAATTTTTAAAGCTAAATAGAGCAATGGCTAAACAAAGCATAACCGTACTTATTGATCCATCTGTTAGAGAGGAACTACAGGCGATCGCAGTCCAACAAGAGTTAGCTTTCTCAGATGTAGTTCGTGCAGCTTTACGAGAATATCTACAGAGAAATAGAGCTAAATGATTGCCTACTATACGCATTGTGTTTCTGAGATATTGAAATTATACGGGGGATAGGTAGCGCAACTGAAAAGGGAGAGTGATTGACTCCCTTCCCCCATTTCTTAAATCAATCAACCTTATAAAAACCTCTATACTTCAATCATTAAAAAATGAAACTAAATAAATTAGATCCTAAAACGTTCGAGAAACAGGTTTCGCTTTACCAGAATAAAATATATTATGGGCCCAGAGGTAAGTGTATTAAAGAGGCAGCTTACGCAAAGGTAGGACGTGATTTAACAGAACAGCAGACAGCTTATATTAGTGCTGTAATGGCTGTTAGTGATGGGAATTTAGTTGACTACGGTTGGGCTCTAACAGAGATTCCAGTAGAACTTTTATTTAGTCATATGACTCCGTACTTTCATACGGTATATAAGCCTGGGAATAACCTAGTAGCAAAGTATATGGCTGAAGTAACTAAGAATTGTATTGATGAATTGGGCGATCTAATTTTAGTTTCTCCATTCAGTAAAGGTAAATGTAGAAAATTTGGTATTGATAGAGAATTTGCAAGATACTACCGTATGGCACAACATAATTTACTTTATTTCGTTGAAACACCTGCTATGCCCGAAGATGAGTCAGAACTTGAATATCTACTAGCACCTAAACCTAGAGGATATGGTTTTGAACACGCTGATAGATTGCATCCTTGGTCTATTACAACAGTTGACAAATTACAGGCAAGTCAGTGGAGATTTAATTTAGATTTATATAGAAGTGAAAAGAAGCAGGAGTTATTTGAGGATCATAAACTTACAGATGAACAGGTAGAAAGCTTAAACGCTGCACTTAACTTTACCAATACTCATACAAGTGGACCTCAGTTCCACGAATCATTCCATCTACAAGAAGCAGGTAGGATGCATACGGTTGGTGGATGTATTCAAATGCCTAGCTGGTTTAGAAAAGAGTTTGTTCTACCAGTGAAGGAGAGCAATGTCAGAGTTGAGCTGGATCTAAAGTGCTGCCAGCTACTGATCCTCTGCGACATTTTAGAACTACCTGAACTCAAGGCTAAGATCAAGGAAATATTAGATAGAGATGGTAGCGTTTGGCCTTCTATTGGCGATCCTAACCTTGATAAAAGAGTTAAAAAGATAATCGTGTATGCATTCTGCTATGGGGCTGAGATAAATAACCTACCTTACTTAGCAAACAAAGAAGCTCGTAATCAAGGTCTGAGATTTAGAGTTACTAAAGAAGTGGTTGATGAGTGCCTAAGTGGTCTGCTTGAGCCCCTTGTAAAAGCTAGAGAGGAATGGTTACAGCAATACACTGTTGAGAAGATCATCAAAGGTAGAGGGCCTCGTGTGATTAAGAATGCATTAGGCTATGGTTACTCCATTTATAAAGAAGCTGCTGAAATGGGCAAAGGAAAACTAACGAAGAAATTACTAGCCTCAACCAAATTAGGTAGCAATCTACTAGCTCATCTAGCGCAAGGACAGGAACAATATTACATTCAAGATCTGATCGCTAACCACATCACTGAGAATATTCTCACCTTTCAGTACGATGGTTTGAATTTAGAAGTAGAGCCCACTGAAGTTGAGAACCTGATCAACAGATTAGGTGCAGCTTGTAAGGCTCAGTTAGAGTTTAAAGTCTGGTGA